CTATATTTTATTAAAACTGATGACGCAATTCATTACCTTTTAAACAAAGAGGAGTATGGTCCTGAAAAAATAATTAGTTGGGCTGACAAACCATTTTCAGAAAGAAATTTTGATGACGTTAAAGAATTGATGAATAACGGATATAAACCGTGTTCTGATTGGTTTGAACGAATGGTTAAGAAACTTAAATACGATAAACGTAAAGTTTCTCAAGAGTTGGAATGTAACTTTCTTGGTTCAGGTGATAATGTATTTGACTCAAAATTAATGCAAAAAATTCGTGAGAATTACTTATTAGAACCTCAAAATAAAATGTTGGGTAATCAATTATGGATTTGGAAAGAACCTGTTGTGGGTCACAAATACATAATGGGGGTTGACGTTAGTCGTGGTGATAGTGAAGATTTTAGTTCCTTCCAAATAATTGACTTTGATAGTCGTGAGCAAGTTGCGGAATTTGTTGGGAAATTACCCCCAGATACAATGGCTGAAATATGTTACAAATGGGGTAATATGTATTCAGCGTATATTGTGATAGATATTACAGGAGGTATGGGAGTATCAACCTCACGTAAATTACAAGAATTAGGTTATAAAAATTTATATACTGATGGTGTAGAATTGGGTAATACTTGGAAGTACAATCCTAAATCGGCCGAAAAAATACCAGGTATTAACTTTAACAATAAACGTGTCCAAATTATTGCTTCATACGAAGAAGCGATGAGACACGATTTTAAAATATATAGTCATCGTTTATATAATGAAATGGATACATTTATATATATTAACGGTAGACCTGACCACCAAAAAGGAAGACACGATGACTTACTTATGTCTATCGCAATGGCTACTTATGTAGGTGAGTCATCGTTTAGTAATTTAACAAAAGTAACCGAACATACCAAATCAATGTTAGAATCTTGGACGGTAAGTAATAATGATGAAGCGTCAAAAACATTAGATTTTAACCCTGTTATACCTCATTATCAAGATAGAATAAGACAAATGAATGGGGGTTCTCAAGTTTCTCGCGAAGACTATATGAGATATGGGTGGTTATTTGGTACTAGATAATATTTATCAAAGAAACATACTATTTAGTTATTGATAAATAGAATTAAAATTGCTATATGGAAAATAAACAAAATAATCTAACAGTTTGGCAACGATTGTCTCAAGCGTTTGGACCAAACTCGTTATTAAATCAAGATTATCCCACTTATAAGTTTGATAAGGAACAATTATTAAAAACCACATCAAAACAAGACTATGATAGGGAAAAATTACAAGCACAACAAACTTATTATTTAGCCAATCAATGGACTAAAATTGAAAGTAACTTATATACTCAGGCAGTGTATTATGAACCAACACGTTTGGCTTCATTCTACGATTATGAATCAATGGAGTATACCCCTGAGATTTCTGCGGCGTTAGACATATACGGTGAAGAATCCACAACTGTGGACCAAAATGGGTTCATGTTACAAATATATTCAGAATCAAAACGTATTAAATCAATCTTAGCGGATTTATTTAATAATGTTTTAGATGTTAACACCAATTTACCTATGTGGACAAGAAACACTTGTAAGTACGGTGATAACTTTGTTTATTTAAAACTAGATGCTGAAAAAGGTATTATTGGTTGTATGCAATTACCAAACATTGAAATTGAACGTTTGGAAAGAGGTATGGCGGCAAAATCTGCAAATGTTGAAGAGCCTGTTGAAAACAAAGGTTTAAGATTTAAATGGAAAGCGAAAGATATGGAATTTAATTCTTGGGAAATTGCTCACTTCCGTTTATTAGGTGATGACCGTAAATTACCTTATGGTACGTCAATGTTAGAAAAAGCAAGACGTATTTGGAAACAATTATTGTTATCTGAAGATGCGATGTTAATATATCGTACATCAAGAGCCCCTGAAAGACGTGTATTCAAAGTATTTGTTGGTAATATGGACGATAAAGACGTTGAACCATATGTACAACGTGTTGCAAACAAATTCAAAAGAAGTCAGGTTGTAGATTCTCAAACAGGTAATGTTGATATGAGATTTAACCAAATGGCGGTTGACCAAGATTACTTCATTCCTGTACGTGACCCAGCAGCGGCTAGCCCAATTGATACATTGCCTGGTGCCCAAAACTTGGCTGAAATTGCCGATATTGAATATATCCAAAAGAAGTTATTAACAGCGTTACGTGTACCTAAAGCATTCTTAGGATTTGAGGAACCTGTTGGTGGAGGTAAAGATTTATCTTTAATGGATATCCGATTTGCAAGAACCATTAACAGAATTCAAAAATGTATGATTGCCGAATTAAATAAAATTGCAATTGTTCATTTATTCTTATTAGGGTTTGAAGATGAATTATCAAACTTCACATTAGGATTAACCAACCCTTCTTCACAAGCTGATTTATTGAAAGTTGATATTTGGAAAGAAAAAATATTATTATATAAAGATGCGGTTGCTGGTATTGAGGGTATTGCCCCTGTTTCAGTTTCTTGGGCTAAAAAACATATTTTAGGGTTTTCAGATGAAGAAATTAAACTTGATTTACAACAACAAAGAATTGAGAAAGCAGTTGGCGCTGAATTAACAAATACCGCAACAATAATAACTCACACAGGTGTGTTTGATAATATTGATAAATTATATGGTAATAAATCAGGCGGAACTCAAAATGCTGCGGCAACACCTCCACCTCCTCCTGGTGGAGACATGGGTGGATTAGGTGGTGAAATAGGAGGTCCTCCACCACCTCCAGGACCACCACCAGGTGGTGAAGCGGGAGTAACACCTGAATCTTTTGAGAGGAGAGATAATTTAAAAATATTATTAGAAAGTGATAATTTAACCGAAGACGATTCTTTCATTGATTTATCTAAAGCTAAGAATTCTTTAGGGGATATAGAGTCTCAATTGGATAAACTTCTAAATAGTTAATATTTATATTAAAAACGAAAAAATGAAAATAGGGATATTAAAATCAAAAGTTGAGAAGTTATTAACTGAATCATATGGTAAAAACACTTTTAAAGACGAGATAAAGAACTTTAAGACGTATGTGTTGGAGAACAAAGACATTAGTAAATTGTTTTATCTTTACGATGAGTTAACCTCAAATAAAGGATTAACTGAGTCAGTTGTTGATGAATTTATTACTGAATGTAAAAATTTATATTCTAAAACAACTTCAAAAATTAAACCAAGTAGTTTAAAACAATTAAATGAGTGGGTTAAAAATATAAAAACAGAAAATGTTTATTCTCACATTGATGAATTATTTTCAGATAATATATTAACCATTGAGTCAAGAATTAACAGTAAAAGGTTAATATATGAGTCACTAAAGAAAAAACCTACCGTTAAAAAGGAATCTCCAAAAGTACCTATTAGTTCTATGGTATCAATAGCTAATAAAACAATTACAAACTATATTGAGACATTGAGTGAATCAGATAAAAAAGAATTATATAATTTATTATCTGAGGATGACGATAAATTAAGTAAAGACTTTCAGTCTCTAAAAGAATCGGTAATCTCTAAATTATCTTCTTTAAAAAGAGAAAATACTGATTATGAAACTGGTAAAAGAATTAATGAAACTATAAGTAAAGTTGAATCTGAAAAATATGATAAACTTACATATTTTAAGATGAAAAGTTTAAATGAGAATCTTTAATTAGGATTGTTCTTATATTTTTTTTGAACGTACTTAGCTTTGTTGAGTACGTTTCTTTTTTTAACTGATTTTTTAACAAATTCTTTTCTCTCAGTTAATTTAGAACTTTGTCTTGTTTTAATAATTTTACCCTTATATTCTTTAAGTGCCCTTTCAATATTTGAGTTCTTATCTACTTTAACTATTAACATAATTTTTAGGTTTTTGACTATAATGGTAAATATACTTATATTTTAAAAAAATAAACGATTATAATATGAAAAATAATGAAAAAGGGGAAAACCTCAAAAATACAAGGGTTTGGTACATCTAAAATTGTGTATGGAACTGTTGATTCAATTAATTTTAAATCATTGTATTTAAATTTACAAACGTGGGTAGAACCAATAAAAGAACCTGAAAATTGGACAAGGGTTGTTCTTAATTTAAGTAGGTCAATTAAACATTCGGTATTTGAAACATTAGACAGAGATTTATTTGATGAGAATTTCATTGTTGATTTAGACTTACGCTCAAGTGGATTAACATTAGGAAAAAAATCATTTATGAATTTAGAAATAAATTTTTATCTGTCATCAGAAGAACTTGATTTTAAATCAAAAGAAATAAAAGAGAATTTAAAAGATATTGTAACAAGAATTTATGACGAGAATTTTAATGGAAATTATTATTTTAATTTTTCATTAACCAAAACCAAAAAACAAGAAGAATTGCTCCAAACCGAAAGTGTTTAATATTTATTAAATAAAAACATTCAAAATGGATTTAAAAATATTAAACCCTAACGAAATCGGGAAGGGTATTCTTATAGAATATGATGCGGGATATATATCTCCTAAAGAAAAACATAATTTAAACTTTATAAAGGAATCTAAAAATTTTTTAGACCATTCTAAACCGTTTGAATTTTATGCGGTGTTACAGAAATATGACACCCCAAATAGAAATGGTAGAATATATCCTGAACGTATTTTAAAACGTGAAGCCGACAATTATAAAAAAATGATTGAGAAAGGAGTATCTCTATCTGAATTAAATCACCCAGAATCATCATTGATTGATTTAGATAGAGTATCCCATATGATAACTGAAATATGGTGGGAAGGTAATATCCTTATGGGTAAATTATTATTACTAACAAGTCCAGGTTTTCATGAAAGAGGTATTGTATCAACTAAAGGTGATATGGCCGCTAACTATCTAAGACAAGGAGTTACTTTAGGTATTTCATCAAGAGGTGTTGGTTCATTAAAAAAAGTAGGTGAAAGAAACGAAGTTCAAGATGACTTTGAACTAATTTGTTTTGACTTAGTATCGTCACCATCAACACCTGGTGCTTATCTTTTCTCAAATCCTGATGATAGATTTAAGTATGAAGAGAATCTTGAGGAAGAAAAGAAGATGAGAGCGGGAACAGAAGTTAGTGATAATAATAACAAATCACTTGACTTAATGAAAAGATTGTCCGATTATTTGGGATATTAAACAAATTAATTATGGACGAAAAATATTTTGTAGCAAGAATTACGACTGACTTGGTAGATTCCGATTCAGGTAAAGTGAAAAAAGTTAAAGAAGAAAAATTGGTAAAAGGTTACAGTCCCACAGACGTAGAAGCAAAGGTTACCAAAATTTACGAAAACTACACAATGGATTGGAGAATCACCGCTATTGTTGAAAGTAAAATTGATGAGGTGATAGACTAAAATTTTTTCAACGATAAATTTAAAAGGAGGGATAATACCCTCCTTTTTTTGTTTTTAACATTTTTCAGAATATTTATTTAAATAAAAAAGTTACGAGGAATAATCCTCAATAATAACTTTTTTAAAAATTAAAACTATTTATATAGAAAAAAACCAAACTGTAAATGGAAAATAAAAAAAATTTGGTAGAAGAAGCGGTAATTCAAATTAAGAATTTGGAAGAAGCTATTGCCGAGAATGCAAAAGGAATACTTCAGTCAACTATGGCAGGAGAAATCAAAGAATTAGTAAAAGAATCTCTTACGGAACAAGGTGATGAGATTGAAGAACCAGAGACTGACGTTGAAGACGTTGAGGATGAAGTTGATTCCGATGAGGAAATGGCTGACGACGAAATGGACGACGCTGATGTTGATAATTTTGAAATGGATGACTTAGAGGATTCTGATGACGAAGAACCTGTTATTGATTTAACAACATTAGGTGACAGTGAAGAGGATACTCAAGAGATGTTGAGAGTATTCCAACTAATGGGACCTGAAGATGAGGTAATCGTTAAGAAAGATGAAACAGGTAACATCAATTTAAAAGACAACCAAACAAACAAAGAATATATGATTGTACAAGAATCAGAAGAAGAGTTTGATTTTTCAGAAATGGACGAAGAGGATGATTTCTCATTTGAGTCTGAAATGTATGAAGATGATGACGAATCTGAATCTGAAGTTAAGGATATCATTAATAAAGTTTTCGCAACTGAAGAGTTTGAAGAAGAAGAGGATGAAGAAATCGTTTACGAAATTGAAATGGAGGACGAGGAAGAAGATGAATCTTACGAATTAGACGAAGAGTTTGAAGACGAAGAAGAGGAAGAAATCGTTTACGAAATTGAGATGGAAGATGAAGAAGAAGATGAGTCTTACGAATTGGACGAAGAGTTTGAAGAGGAAGAAGATGAGTCTTATGATTTGGATTCAGTAATGGAATCTAAATCGTTTAAAGCTAAAGGTGTAGGAATGGGTAAAGATGGTGAAAACTTAGACGGTAAAATGAAATTAGTTAAAGGTAAAAAATCTGAAACTAAAGAAGCCGCTCGTACTTACGGAAATGGTTCTAAATCAGGACGTGGTTTGAGAAAAGGTATTACACCTAATAGAAATCTTAATCTAGAAAACGTTAACAACAACGAAATCAAAGTTTTAAGAGAAAAGAACGAAGAATACAGAAAAGCATTGAATGTATTTAGAGATAAGTTGAATGAAGTTGCAGTGTTCAATTCAAACTTGGCTTACGCTACACGTTTGTTTACTGAGCATACTACAACTAAACAAGAAAAAATCAACATCCTAAAAAGATTTGATTCTGTAGAAACTATTAAAGAATCTAAAAACTTATATCATTCTATTAAGGATGAATTAACAAACACAAAATCACAACCAATGAATGAGTCAATTGATAGAGCTATTAATAACTCACCATCAACAGGTTCAGCGGTTAATTTAATTGAGTCAAAAACTTACGAAAATCCTCAATTCTTGAGAATGAAAGATTTAATGGCAAAATTAAAATAAAAATAAAATAAACAAATAAAATAAAAACAAAAACAAAATGGGAGCATTATTAGAATCAGGTCTTGTTGGTAACATCGGTCTTAAGCACCTTAAAGTTATCAAAGAAGATACTATTAACAAATGGGATAAATTAGGATTCCTAGATGGTCTTAAAGGACATCTTAAAGAGAACGTAGCTCAGTTATATGAGAACCAAGCGTCTCACCTAATCAACGAAGCAACTTCTGACGGTTCATCAGGTTCTTTTGAAACTGTGGTTTTCCCAATCGTTAGACGTGTATTCTCTAAATTGTTGGCAAACGATATCGTTTCTGTACAAGCAATGAACTTACCTATTGGTAAATTGTTCTACTTCGTACCTAAAATCCAAGGTTATAATGGTGGTACTTATAATGGATTAGACGCTGGTCAATCAGGAGCACACTACGCACCAATTGGTTCACCAAGTAATCCTGATACAGACGGAGCGGCAGTTGCGGCAGGTTATGACCCAGCTTATTCTTCAGGTTCTTACAACCCTACTTACAAGAAAAATCTTTATGATTTGTTCTACGAAGGAACTGAGCCAGGTTTAGACCCAGCAGGTTTATTTGACTACTCTAAAGGTCGTTGGTCAGCAATTACATCTTCTACTGTTGTTCAAAAATGGGATAATGGTAGTTTAGTTGACGCTGGTGCGGCATTTGACGGTAAAAATGTAAGAAAACTTATCATCAAAATGTGTGGTTTTGCTGATACAGGTGCTGGTAAATTAATTGGACCTGATGGAAACGAAATGGATACTGAAGCATTCTTAGCTGATTTACACGTTATTGCTAACGTTGCTGACTTCACAGTTTCTGCAACATCGGCTTGTAATACAGTAGTTGATGCTGATGGTAATCCTGTTTCATTATTGTTCAGAGTTGTTACTCAACAATATGGTCAAGGAATTGTTAGTGGTTTAAACCCTGTTAAACAAACAACTTGGGCTACTGATGGTAATGGTGGTTCATTCAGAAACGTATGTGACGCTAACGGATGTATCTATTTAGAAATTGACCTTTCTTGTCCTGTATGTGCTACTTGTGAAGCAGAATCAATTGACGGATACAATGGTACATTGATTGACACTCTTGTTGATGACGCGGCTTTCACAGCTATCTTCAGACGTTACGAAGAGTTAGAATTTGAAGACAAAATTGGTGAGGTTTCTTTTGACCTTGAGTCAGTTACAGTTTCTGTGACAGAAAGAAAACTAAGAGCACAATGGTCTCCAGAATTAGCTCAGGACGTTGCGGCGTTCCATAACATTGATGCTGAGGCTGAATTGACAGCGTTGTTGTCAGA